GACGGTGACTTACCTACATGGTGGACAAATAAAGTTGCAGTCGCAGTAGATAAACTTGACGGTATGGCAGATTACTTAGATACTCAAGTAGAAAACTTAGAAGAAGCACCTATTAGTACACAAAGTATTACTGGATTAAAGATGATGGCCGATAAAATGGTCAGAAAATTATCAAGTGAAGGTCTTCAAAGAAGAGTTCAGTTAATGACTCAAATAGGAAAGATACTTGGTATTAGTGTAAAAATATTACCGAATGGTAAAATAGAATTGAAATGAAAAAGTGTAATTGTTCAGACTTGTTAGTAGAACAAGCAGAGTATCAAGGAAAGAAGGTCAAACTCAATGACCCTATCCGTACATCTGAAAACCCCAATAAAAAATTTAAAGTATACGTAAAGAATGAAAAGGGTAAAGTCGTAGTAGTTAGATTTGGTGACCCCAAAATGGATATCAAAAGAGACGACCCAGAGAGAAGAAAATCCTTTCGTGCAAGACACAATTGTGATGACCCTGGCCCTAAGTGGAAAGCGAGATATTGGTCATGTTATCAATGGAGAGGTTCTGCGAAAGTAGACAATTGAGAAACAAATTACTTAATATACATTATGTAGGTGGAAACGGTGGTGAGTTCTTTGCTACCATGATGCAAAACCATTCGGTGTTTGAGTTTCACGAAGGTTGTGATAACGACCCCAACGCAGTAAAATACGAATTTAAAAGAGACCAGTTTGATAACTTATCACAATACTATTTGGGTTGGGGTATAGATGATGAATGTCTTACAAACTATAGTCCTAAAGATTTCTTCCAGAAGTTATGGGTCACTTCTCCAGATAAATGGACACTTAGAGTAGACCATGGCTATGGATATAACACTCAAACAGAAGAATGGAGAAAAGGATTATATACAGATTGGAATGTTTCTAAAACAATAATACTTAATTGCACCGAAGAAAAAGGTGCAACATATTGTCGTGATTTATGTTATCAAAAAGTATTTACAGTAAATGATTACAAAGTTTATCAAAACCATACACAATTTATTAATAATAATGGTGTCACACCAGAAGATAATTTAAGAAAGTGGGGAGAGGTTTTCTTTTACGATAAAGAGTTTGCACTTTCTAAAATAGGAGAAATGTTGTGGAGACACAGACCTAATTTTCATAATTTCTGGGAAAACCCTTTACAATTCAATATAGACTTAACAAAAGAGTATATTGACCTGATACCAGAAGGATATGATTATCTGGAAGTAGACCCTATGAAAGTATTACATACCGAAGATGATATAGAAAGAGAAGAACAATTGATTAGAATATTCGATTATCTAGGATTAGACTACAGTATTTTAGATGAATGCATGTTATTATGTGAAAAATACATGAAAGATAATAAAAATAAATATATCTTTCGTACACAGAGAAGTTAATTTGTATAAATAAAAGTATAATTATTCATATGGGAACTAATGGTCAAGGAAACACAAACTACCCGACTGGATAGAATAGAAGATAAAATCGATAAACTATCCGATGCAATAGTCTCACTTGCGAGAGTAGAAGAGAAGATTGCGAGTATGGAAGCACAACTGGTCAATGGTCATGACCGTATGAATAAACACGGAATTAAACTAGATGCGATTGAGTCGCAAGTGCAGTCAAACGCACAAACAGTATCAGTGATACATAAAGTATTCTGGATTGTGATTGTTGCTTGTTCTACTGTAGTCGCATCTGTCATCGCAAATATGCTGTGGGGATAAAAATGACAGACGTAAACAAAAACATAATCGAAGCATACAAAAGTATGTACGAACCAAAAGAAGAAGTTCTTGATGAAACTAACAAGAACGATAAGTCAGATGACGGAGACGGGTTAGACGCAGTTCAACCTAAAGCTGTTAAGAAGAAGTTCAAAGACCGTAAAGATAAAGATATCGATAATGACGGTGATGTAGACTCTTCTGATGAATATCTCCACAAAAGAAGAAAAGCAGTATCTAAAGCAATTTCTAAAGAAAGTCAAAACGGTTTTAGAATGGCCGCAAAGAAAGCAAAAGACAATGGTGATGACAAATTTGTATTTGCTGGTAAAGAATATGAAGTACAATCAGTATATAAAGAGTCTTTATCTATAGATGACATTCGTGCGATGTGTCATTCTAAAGACCACGATTGTGCAACTTACGTTGACCACCCAGAGTTTGGTTTAGGTAAACCAGTATATGAGTCTCACGCAATGCCAGATGTAAACGGACATGTTGCATGGTATGATGTTGAGTTCGCACATGGTATTGAAGAACAAGTACCCGCAGAGGACATGCAAATTCTTCAAACAGAAAAACACAATGGTGACAAAGAAAAAGTAAATGCACAAAAGAAAAAGAATGGTCATGATGATGAAAAAATAAAAGATGAAGATGTTGACATTAACATTGACAATGATGATGACGATGATGACAATAGTGCAGAACCAGAACCTAATGGTAAAAACGGTAAGAAGAAAAAACCAATGCCACCTAAAAAGGATAATGGTGAAGAAGAAGAAGAACAAGAAGTCGAAGAACCTAAAGATGACGGAGACGATGTAGAAGTCAAAGACAAAGAGAAGGACAAAGACAAGAAAAAAACTTCTGGTAATTCTGGTGAAAAGAAAGCAGAGATTTCTAAAATCGGAGAAGACTTACAAAGGTTTACTACTTTCTTAAACGAACTGATGGCTGTTGATGCGGTTGGTAAGAAGAAGAAAGAAAAAGACGGTAAAGAACCAGATGCAGAGTATGGAGACCAGACTGATACTCCAGAAGGTGAGAAAGACTTTGTAGACGCACATGGTAAAAAAGAAGTTGCAGTAGATGTTGATGACGCAATCAAACAAACTACTAAGACTGCACAAGACACTAAACAAGGTAAACATGTTAAAGGTCAAACTGCAAAAGGTGATAAGAATATCATCAAGTCTACAGAAGCACCAGTTAAAGACAAAGAAGTCAAAGACGGAGAAGGTAAAAAATCTGTTAAGACTGAAGCTTATCACGGTGACAAGAAGAAAAAAGATGATAAAGAGAAAAGTCTTATGGACATGGCACTCGCTGCTCTTAAAGGTAAAACTGTTCCAGAAATGAGAAACATTATCGCAAGTAAAGAACCAACAAAAAATCCTTTCGATGCAAGAACTAGAGATGCAAAAGCATTCCTAGAAAGAATGGCAAAAAGAAAGAATGGTAATGGTAAGAATGGTAATGGTGGTCAATACAAAGATAAAGACCCTAAAGATTTACCTATGATTAAGGGAGAAAAGGACAAAGAACAAGAAGTTAAGTCTGCATTTATCCCAAGAGCAAATAAAAGGAGATAAGAAATGGCAAATAAACCAGTTGCACCCGCATGGTGCGAAAACGCAATACCTACTGCAAACGGTTGGGAAGACCCAGACACGGGTGAACTATATGTAAGTGGTGGATTTACTACAGAAGAAATAGATTTATTTCACGGTAAGTCAAGTAGAAAAGGTGCCCAAGTATTAACCGAAGCTCCAGTAGGAAATAAGTCTGTTGAAAATATGACTAAACTAGAACTCGAAGCACTTGCAAGAACTAAAGGTGTCGAGTTAGATAGAAGAAAGTCTAAATCAAAATTATTAGAAACAGTAAAGAGTCTTTTTAGTTAGAATTGATATACATACTAGTATATCATGAAACTGACGAAAGATAATTTATTACTCTATGCGGCTCAGAACTATTACAATCCAAAGTGTATTGATAGTGAAGAGTTTCTTGAAGACTTAAAACGATTTAAATATATTAAACGATTACTTAATCGTCATCGTGATAGTGGTCAGTTATCTGAAAGACTTATCCTTAATCATCTTATTGTAATCTTCAATGTCTTTGACATTGAGGCTGGTCTTAATATCCTAGAACTTAAACTCGAATTAGATTACTGGAATGTATTAAAACCTTTTCTTTTATTTCTAAATGTTATTAAAAATGACGAATATACAAATATAGAAATGAACAAGGAAGTTGTTGAGAAGTTAAGAGAAATCAAAAATATATAAATACAGACATGGGAATTCTAAAATCAGCTGCGGACTTTGTATACACAATTCGTTTTCTAAAATTACTTACGACACCATTTGAAAAAATGGGTGCGTATGAGATTGGTTTAATTGATGACGAAGGTGTAGTAGATAAGAAAAGAAAAGCAGAACTCAAACTCTCTATGGACGGTAGAGTTGATTTAGCAACACACTGGACATCATTCATTCGA